GCGCCAACAAACTCAGGCAGCGGTTGGACTGTCGGTTGGACTGTGACTGACAAAACATCTGCTGAAATTACTGAATATGATGCAAACGTAGCAACGCAAAACAGATCACGCCGCGATGATATGCTATCCGACAGCGATTGGACGCAAATGAATGACAGCCCTCTCAGTAATGAGGCTAAAACATCATGGGCAACATACCGCCAAGCATTGCGTGACATTACCAGCAATGCAAACTGGCCTAACCTGACAGATGCTGATTGGCCTACTGAGCCATCATAATAGACGCGCCGCGCCAACTTTGTTAAGGTGGCTTTAAACAAAGGAAACCAAAATGGCCTCAACATACACAAGCAATGGTGGCATAGAAAAGATTGGGATTGGCGATCAGGCCAATTCTTGGGGTACCACCACTAATCTTAACTTTGACATCATTGACAGGCTGATAGATGGCGTGGGTACGATTGACCTATCGTCATCGGCTGCGGCGCATACTCTATCAACGACAGACGGAACACTGTCTGACGGCATGTATAAAGTCTTGGTCTTGGATGGTGCGACAGAGGCTTGCACCATTACCGTAAGCCCAAACGACGCACAGAAGGTCTACTTTGTCGTCAACAGCTCAGGCTATGACTGCACATTTTCGCAAGGCACAGGCGCAAACGTAAGCGTTCCGAATGGCGAAAAGAAAATCATTTATTGTGATGGCGCAGGCGCGGGCGCAGCTGTTGCCGAAATATCTGATGACCTAAGCATTCTTAACGTAACAACACTTGGTACATCTGAGGCAAGTAAAGTTGTCACAGCGGATGCAAACGGCGACATTATTGCGTCTGAGGAGTTTAAGGCTAAGAGTTATAACGATACCTATGCTGCGGTTACATCCTCATCTAACGCCACAACGGTAAACTGCGAGAATGGCAACGTATTCGCATCAACTCTAAGCGAAAACACAACATTCACATTTAGCAATCCGCCAGCAACAGGCACGGCTTACGGCTTTACGCTAAAGATTATCCAAGATGCTTCTGCGTCTGGGTACACGGTGACATGGCCGTCAGCAGTAGATTGGCCAGCCGCAACCGCGCCAACACTGACAGCGACAGCTAACGGTGTAGATCAGTTTAGCTTCTACACACACGACGGTGGCACAACTTGGTATGGTTTCGTTCTAGGTCAATCGTTAGGATAAAGACATGAGCCTATGGCGTAGGATTTCAGCATCAACAAGCCTTTCCCCAGAGGGTGAGCAGTATATTGCTGTATTTGGCTATCAAACGGCATCTGGGCATGACCCTAATCTTAGCTTAGTCGCATATCCATTTGATGCCGTAAATGGATTTGGGACAAGAATAGAGCAAACCACTGGATTTTATTTAGTAGACACCTACAGCGGTGGAATGGACTTCACGCCCAATGGCGCGGCGCTCAACTTAGCCATAAATCCAACAAATGTAAATTCACCAATTGGGGGTACCGAACTCGTTTCTCTACAATGGGACGAGGGTTTTGGAAGTCTTTACACATCCCAGCCAACAGTTGTGAACCCAAGCACTGTTGAATTTCATCCAGACGGCGATGTTTTATTTTTATCGGATATTGGCGGAGCATCATACGGAACAAGAATTAAAGCGTTTAACTGGTCGGACAGCACAGGTGCAGGTTCGGAGATAGGAAGCTATGTCACCGTTTCAAACCCTACACAGGGTTTCGTTCCGATAGCCGTTTCTCCAAATGGGAACTTTGTCGCTGTAGGCTATAGTAATAGCGCACATTTAGAAGTTTACCCATTCAATAAATCAACAGGTTTTGGGACAAAGCAAGAAGCACCAAACAATACATCAAATACCGTTTTTGACGTAGCTTGGAACAATGCGGGGACATATGTTGCTGTAGCGGGAAATGGCTATGATGGAGAGCACAGGCTAAATATTTATGAGTGGGACAATGCCACTGGAACCTTTGGTTCTAAAGTTAGCGGTGTAAGTGTAGAGCCATTAATCACGACTCAACAAGCTGTTTATGCTGTTACCTTTGCCCCTGATGACGAGGCAATCATTCTGGGTTGCAGTGTTGATGATGTGCAGGCATACGAATGGGACAACGCAACAGGCACATTTGGCTCAAAATATACTTCCCCAACAGGCACTTCTGGGTTCGGCGCTAGAGATTTAAAATTTAACACAAATGGAACAGTCCTTTTTGCAAGTGGTGGGCAAGATGCTGATTACCCAGTGGCTGCTTGGGAGTGGGATAGCTCAACGGGATTTGGAGCTAAATACGACAATGCAGACAGCAGCGGGTACTCAGGAACTGTATACTTTAACTCACTCGCTTACATAGACCTTGGATGAGGTAAAAATGCCACTAATTCCGCTAAACATACCTAAAGGCCAATATCGCAACGGCACAGAATACATGTCTATGAATAGGTGGCGCGATGCAAACCTTATTCGCTGGCATGAGGATGCGCTGCGTCCTGTTGGCGGGTGGCGTCCAAGATACGTCAACACAGCATCGGCGGTGTCTTTGTCAGGCACAGTTCGCGGAATGCATGCATGGCGTGACAACTCTGGGGGCTGCTTTGTGGCATTCGGAATGCATGACAGCCTGTACATAATGAACAGCTCAGGCACTACAACTGACATTACACCGACAGCCCTTACCGATGGCCGCGTTCATGCCACAGCAAACACTGGCTGGGGCGCAGCGGCGTGGGGCGATTTTGATTGGGGAACAGAGCGTCCTGACCTTGGCTCAATCTTGGATGCAACTGCGTGGTCGCTTGATAACTTTGGCGAAAACTTACTCGCTATGTCGCCAGATGACGGGAAGCTGTATGAGAGAGCACCGGGCGGCGCGGGTGCGGCAACACAAGTTTCTAACGCTCCCACAAACTGTGACTGCATGATGGTGACAGAGGAACGCTTTGTGTTCTGCTTTGGCGGCGGCACAAACCCAAGACTTGTGCAGTGGTCAGACCAAGAGGACAACACTACTTGGACAGCAGCTGCAACAAACCAAGCTGGTGATATTGAACTACAAACAAACGGCAGAATTATGCAGGGCTTGCGCACACGCGGTCAGGCTCTGATTTTGACAGACCAAGACGCACACGCTGCGACATACCAAGGCCCACCATTTGTGTATGGCTTTGAGCGTGTCGGTACATCATGCGGCGTCATATCTCGCAGGGCGGCGGCCTCAGTTGATCTGGGCGTGATCTGGATGGGCTTGCGTGGCTTCTATATTTACTCAGGTGGCCGCGTTCAGGAAGTGCCATGCGAAGTTGCTGATTATGTGTTCTCTGACATGAACAATGACCAGCGTTCAGAGGTTTCGGCTGTGATTAACTCGCAGTGGAATGAGATTTGGTGGTTCTATCCTTCTGGCAACTCCATAGAAAATGATCGCTACGTCGCATATGACTATGTGGAGAACATCTGGACAACTGGCGATCTGGAGAGAACGTCTGGCGTTGATCGCGGCGTATTCCGCCTGCCATTCTGGATTGACGCAGACGGCAACCTATACGAACACGAAGTCGGCTTTGATTACGATGGCGCGACACCTTACGCAGAAACAGGGCCAATCTCTATTGGCACGGGCGACAATATTATGAGCGTGACGCAGGTTATTCCTGATGAGAAAACGCAGGGCGATGCGCGGCTTGTATTCAAGACACGCAATTATCCGAACGCACAAGAAAGCGAACACGGGCCATATTCTACAGCCAATCCTACGCCAGTGCGCTTTCAGGGCCGCCAAGTACGCATGAAGGTAGAGGGTGTTGAGACAGCGGATTGGCGCGTTGGCATTATGCGATTAGATGCGCGACAGGGCAGCAAACGATGAGCTTATACGGCGCACCCCCAGTAGGCCCAGATTTCAAAGTATGGGCAGAGAAGTTTACCGCGTGGATCAACAGAACGCGGTCTTTTCTTACGCACCGCCGCGAATACGACACTGCGGCAGAGGATGGCGTTATTCTGTGGGATCGTGAAAACAAGTATCCCGTTGTATCCAAGGACGGCGCGTTTGTGCAGATCGTCTTGGAAGATGGTCAATACGCTGGAGCAGTCACGACAGACCAAACAGCGGTATCCATAAACACAGCGTATGCACTAACATACACATCTAGCATTGCTGAGGGCGTAACTAACGGAACGCCTGCAAGTCGCATTGTGTTTGCTGAAGCTGGTCAATACATGATTAGCTTTTCGGCGCAAATTGCATCAACGTCTAGCAGCACAGTGAACTTTTGGTTTTGGCCTCGTATTAACGGGACTGACGTTACGGGATCAACCATGAAAAACGCGCTGCACCAAAACGGTTCGGTGCTGGTTGTGTCACGA